TCCTGGAATAAAACCTAATTTCTGTAGCATATAAAAACCTGTTTATTAGGTATTATATCAGATTGTTAGGGATTTCAATAGGTTATTAAGGAAGGGGAAACTGTGGTGGCATTTTCCCCCACCAAGCTTATTATATAAACTATTTTTTAGGTAATGTAAAGCCTTTAAACCACGCAGGTAAACCTATAAATGGTCTTTTATCAAATGTATTTTCTTTTGCATTTTTTGATCCTGCTTTATTATAATGTAAAAATACTTGTCCACAATCTTTCCCTGTAAATTCTTCTCGCCAATGTTCTAAATCACATCCAGAATATATAAGCATATCCCCTGGATCTAATGTAAGTTTAATTCCAGCTTGACCTTTTTTACCTGTAGGGTCTAAATAGATTGGCCACGGATCACCACCTAGATTTAAAGTAGTAGATATCTCACATGAGTATCTATCTTTATGTCTAGCTAAAACATCTCCTTTTTTATAAATTCTTGCATAAGAATATGTCTCGCTTAATTTTAATTTAGTGTGTTTCTCCATTACAGGTTTTACTTTTTGTAATAAAGTTTCCATAACCATATCGCCGTAATGTGAGTATGTATTAGGAACTTGTTGATCATTCCATACACCAAAATATTCTGTAAAAGGAGAAATATATTTTTGATCAAATAAAAATCTTGCCACCTTTCTTTTATTAAGAAAATAAGCATAAGCAAAATCTGCTATCTCTCTACTAATGGCTCCTTTTAATACTGTGTATTTATTTTGTTTAAATGTCATCTTTTACTCCTTCTATTTCTTCTACCCCTTCTATATAATTAAAATTTAATACCACACGATGGTCTTTATCAGTACATGTACTTCCTGTATGCATTTCTTGAGTATCAAAAATAACCATAGTATTGGCAACACTTGGTATCTTTGTCCCATTTTTCAACTTTGTGTATCCATTATTAGTATTAACATAATATACGGCAGTTAAAAGAGGTATATGGTTTAAATCAAAATCTTTATGAAAACCATGTTCTACTGCTGTAGAAGTTTTTAAAAGTAAATTAGCTTTAGCTTTTACTAATATAAACATATTTAATTTTTTTACAAAAGGACGAAGAAAAGGAAAAAAATCTGAATTTCTTTTTTGTCTTAAAAAGAAAGAATGTGTAAATTGTCTGTCTTCATTTTCACTTAATACTTTATTTAAATACCAAGGAAAAGTGGGCAGATAAAACATTTGTTTAATGTCTTCAAATTGTTCTGGCTCTAAAAAATCTTTTATTATTTTGGGTTCCATTGAACAGCTCCTTTTGGTACAGCTTGACAGTTAAAATGTATAAACCTGAATGGTTCATACCCCATATCTACAGAATACATATGTGGCATATATGATGGGAAAAAAATTATTCTTCCTGGTTTTACCCCATAGTTTACTTGAGAACTAGCATAAGTTATTTTTGATTTATCTTTTTCAGGTAAAAGATTCATTATATTACCAGCTCTAGGGTCCTCAAATATAGGTCTAGATGTTTTTTCACTAGCTTTTAAAAAATAAAACCCAGATATATGACCATTCCAATGGGTATGTAAGGTATGGTGTCCTCCACCATTCTTAGCAAATTCTTGTACCCACATTTCTGTGGTAAACACTTGAAAGTTAGTTAAATCAAAACCCATTTCTCCTAATAAATTATGAGCTGTTGCACCTATGTACGTAGTTAATTGATTAAAATTAGGATCCCCCATTAAAGTTGTTGAATGAAATACATGACCCATATCTCCTTTGTCACCCAATTTTTTATTTCTTTCATCTATATCTTTTTTCGAATTCTTTTTAGCTGCTTCAATATATTTATCTGAAGATCTATTTAAATCATCAACAAAAGCTGGTTCATCTGCAAACCATATTGGACATTTAAAATGATCCTCTCTCCCTAATTGTGTCGGAAATGATTTAGCGCTTCCACAGGATATCTTATCAAAATGTTTTCTTGTTTTTTTAGCCTTCTTTTTCATATTTTCCTTTATTTATATGGCCACCCTAAATTCCAAATAACCAAACTATGTCTAGATCCTTTTTTAACCGGACATACTCTATGCCAAACAAATCCGGGGAATACCACCAATGATCCTTTAGGTAATATTTCTTTACACTTTCTAATGTTTGGTTTTTTATCGGGATCTAAATTTCTAAAATCAAATTCTAACTCTCCACCTTTATAGTCTTTAGGATCTGATAAAGTTACAGTTACAGATAATTTTCTTACCTTACCATTAGAGGGATCTTGTGGATTATCTTGTCTAAAATAAGGTTTATCCCAACCATCACAATGCCAATCATAATATTGACCTTTATTATATTTTGTAAATTGACAGGCTTCACTAAAATCCCATTGAAAGTTCCAGCCAGCGCTTTGATTTGCTTGGTGAACATAAGGTTGTATTTCTTTATAAATCCATCTATCACTCATCCAAACAATATCTGAATCTCTTTTCTTTTTTAAATCTTTAACTTGTTTTTGATTTAATTTTTTTGGATCACCACCATAACCACCAGTTACTGCCATTTGATCTTGTAAAGATTTTCCATAACGTACAATGTCATCACAGATACGTTCTGGGATCACTGATTGAAAATACCAATAATAATTTGTAAGATTCATATATATCTTTATAAAATATTTATAACTTAGTTATATATTAAAGTAAAGAGGAATAAAAAGAATTGATCTAGATCAATTATGAAACTGTCAACGTACCAGAAACTGTAAAAGTAGCTAATTTATCTCCACCAGGATGTGTTGCTGTTGAGTTTGTTCCAGGAGCTACTCCAAATGTAACTGTACTTGGACCTCTAACTATTACAATTCCTGATCCACCATTTCCTGATCCACCTGTACCACCTGGTCCATAATTTCCTCCACCTGAACCACCACCTGTATTAGCACCAGCGTTACCGGAATTACCAGGACCAACTCCAGCAGTACCTCCACCAGCTCCTCCTGCTCCAGCACTTGTTCCAGGGTTTCTAGAATCGAAGCCACCACCTCCACCACCAGCATATGTAGTAGCGGGACCTAAAATATCATTAGGTGCTCCTGCACCACCTGGTCCTGCTTGACCACCAGTTGCAGCTGTTCCTTTTACAGTAGCACCACCACCGCCACCGCCACCATTACCACCTGGTGATAATAAAGCTCCCCGTCCTCCAGGATGACCTTGTACTGGATCTGTAGGGGGTCTGTTTCCATTTGCATCAATTTCAGAATAAGATCCAGAATTACAAGTTCCACCACCACCTGAACCTCCTCGACCGTTAGGCATATCAGTTAATTGGTGTACTCCTGCTCCACCTCCTGTAGCAGTAATTGTATCAAATACAGAATCTGTTCCTTGAGATCCTGGTTGTTCACTTGGAGACACTGGATGTGCTGGTCCACCTTTACCTGCACCACCTGCTCCTACTGTAATTGTATAATCTCCTGGTGTTATTTTTGCTACAGATCCTTGTAAAGGAGCGGGTCCATAACCAGAGGCTCTATATCCTCCTGCTCCAGCACCTCCACCTGCTTGAGATCCACCAGAACCTCCACCACCAACTACTAAATAATCTATACTAAGTAAAAACTCTGGCCATGTTCCTGCTCTTTTAGCAGAATATTGGCTTTGTAGTGACCATACACCACTTGCTTTGTCTAATTCTTTTACGACTACTATTCCTGATCCACCAGCTCCGCCATTATTATTAGCGACACCAGCAGCTCTTCCAGCACCTCCACCGCCACCACCAGTATTACAACTTCCTGCTGTTCCACTAGCACCTTTACCACCAGCACCACCACCGCCAGCACCACCAGATCCTGCAGGTTGAGTACTACCAGAAAATGTACCACCTCCTCCACCACCAGCGTATGTTACTGAACTTCCTGTAATTGTATTAGCTGTACCAGCACCACCATCACCACCTCCTGCTGGATTTGTCCCAGCATCACCAGTACCTGTTGCTCCACCACCACCGCCTCCATAATAATGAGGATCGCTAGCATTTACACCTATTCCTCCTGGATTTCCTTGAGGGGGAGTTGTAGGGGGAGTATTTCCACAACCTTTTCCACCAGGGTCGGAAACACCAGTTGAACCACCACCTCCAGATCCTCCTGGATTTCCAGCTTTCTCAGGAGCGGGTTCAGGGGCATCGGCTCCACCACCTGCTCCACCACCTTCAGAAGTATAAGTTGTACATCCAATTACTAATGAAGAATCTGCTCCATCTGATCCAGGATTAGTTGTACCTCCAGGCCCAGGTCCACCAGCACCACCTGCACCAACTGTTGCTGTGTAAGCTGTGCTTCCACTCACACATAAATTTGAAAAACATCTATATCCACCAGCACCACCAGCACCACCTGCTGCGCCATTTGTTCCACCTCCACCACCACCAGCGACCACTAGAGTGTTAATAACTCTAGTTCCTGATTGTGTTGTGATATCTCCTGTAGATGATATAGATGTAACCAGACACTTCCCGAAAGAAGATTTATTCGTCTTTCCGATTATTCCACCATTTGATGAGGCTGAAGGGCTAGCCATATGAGTCTCCTTATGCGGATACCCAAGCTAGAGCTGATGCATCCCAATTATATTTATTATCTCTGTTATCAAAATCTGTTGCAGTCCATCTTAGATTAGGTTCGTCCCAACTAATAACCTTATCGGTAGTATCAGTTGGATATGTAACTGGCGCTTGCCAATCATCATTTCCATCTAAAGACCAAGATTGATATGGTTGTGGTCCTAAAAATTTATCTTTTGATGAATCATAAACATATCCGTTACCGCAATATTGTTTTCTAAAATTATGATTATAAGAAGTTTGTTTCCAGCTTCCACCTTTAAAGAAATTTGCACACCATGTTTCTCCATCAACATGCATGTCATTATCTCCAAGAGTTCCA